CTGGTCGGCACGTTCCCCATTGAAAATATGCAGAATATTAGGATTTCCCGTTTTATCTCCTCTTTTTTTTACCCTTGTCCATTCGTGTTTTTCTCCGGTATCATATTCGCCCGGAAACCACGAACAAATGTGATAAGCCACCACCTTTCCATCCTTCGACAGTTCAATTCCATTCATGATACGGTTCCCGTTTTTCGCTTTCTTGTCGTAACCGTCATAATCACTATCGAGTGAGTTCGGCGTACATACCCGGTCTGCCTCCACCAGTTTCAGACGCAACTGGTACGGCATATACTCGTACTCACTTTTTTCATACTTGATTAAGCAGAATTCCTCACCGTTTTTCAGCCAGTCTCCAAAAGCTATCTGCTGTAATTCATAAAAATTATTCTGGTCATTGTTATCGCACAGAGAGGACTCCGCCCACAGGGCGAATTCTTTTTTTATTTTTCTCTGCAATTCATGTGCCGTTTCCTTCGGGATACCAAGGAACTCATAATCAATCTTCGGCTTTGGCACCAGTCCGGAGCCGACACAATTCGTTCTGGTGGAACCAATGGCTGCTGCCCCAATCGGGGAATTCATGGCGAGGTCCCTTGTTCTCTCCCGGAGAAGTTTTCGGTTTTCCTCAATATCCTTTTTCGGAGAACCGCTGTCCGAATGATATTTTTTCGCCCACGACCGTCTTTTCGAGGCGCCGCTGTGAGAATATCCGCTGTTCTGCACTCCATTCTGTGCAGAAATCATTTTGAGAATCTGTTTCTGCACATCCAACAGCTGCTCTTTTGTCTCAGCCTGCTGTATCCTGCTCCTAGCCTCTGCCCTTTTCGCTCCAAGTTTTGGAGAGACCGCCTCTATCGTTTTATCCAAAACATTCAAATTTCTCACCTCTAATCAATCGGGACGGCTCTTGCCGTCTTTCTTTTTGTTGTACCCCGGCTTTCCAGTGAATCAATCGCATTTTCCAGATATTCAATCTGCTGCCTGATTTCAGAAAGGTCCGCCCTTGTCAGTTGTTTGGAACCAAGCGTGTAAGACTGGGCGTTCAACACCATTTCCTCAGCCTCGTAATACATATCAAGCCGTTCCCGATACCGTTTCAATCGTTCACTCACCGATTTCTTTGTCAATATTTCATACCTCCTTGCGAGCGTCTTCTGGTTGTCGTTTTCTTTTTTGCCGCCTTCATGTAGTTAATGCCTCTTCCAATTTTGCCCTCCAGAGAATCCCAGTCCGGTCTTCTCAGCATACAGGCAGCATAGTTGTAATTAAACAAATCCAGCGGCTCATTTCTTACGCCGCTTTTCTTTACCCAAACGGTCTTTAACTTTCCTCTTACATACTTTTCCACCTTTCTCTCAGATGTCAGACCTTTGAAGTACATTTCATCATATCCCCGCCCGGCATTGCTTGGAAAATGACAATATCCCTCTCCCGGCGTTTCAATCGTCAGATGGTTCATGATATCTTCTTTTCCGGAATCCACGCCGAGGATAACGATTGACGTTGAATCCACAACGACATCCTTCCCGGAAGGTGTCTTCTCCTTTATGTCAACCTTTGTGTGTTTTTTGATAAGCGGAATTCCGGGCTGGCTGTTGGAATATCCTTTCACGCCGTAGACCGTCTTTCCCTTTTTTTTCATCTTTTTGAGCCATTTATAAACAGCGTTCGTATGACTTCCGCCGGTATCAATGGCAGTTGCCGCAATGTTTAAGGACGTCCCGTCAGCAAAATAAAACGCAGTGGCAAGATACTCCTCCAGCCTGTCCCATATCTCCTGCCGTTCCAGTTCCCCATAGATTTCCGATTTGTAAATGCCCCACGTTTCATAATTTCTCGCCCATCCTCGGACTTCCACCTCAAAACGGTCATCCTGAACGTCAACCGCTGCCGTAAGCATAATCACACCGTCCGGAATATCCGCCGTATAGTGCTCACATCTTTTCATAATGCTTTCTTCGGTTGCCGCCTCATTTCCATATTCCGTCTCATCCCATACCTCGCCGAGAACCGTATTGATAAAAGTTTTCAATTCATTATAGTCATGAAACCTTTTCCACCTCTCATTTGCCTTCTGAAAAGATTCAATAATATCCGTCCACGCCACCAGCGGGCTCCCTAACTCATTCATGTGAAAAGAACGATGGTGTATCCGTTCCGGATGGGCGGCAATCCATTTGTGTTCCGACTCCTTCCAGTACCGTTCTTCGATAACCTCGCCGCAATCAACACATGCCATCCCAACCGGATCAAAAATAACTCTCCGAAACTCATACGGCTGCCATGTTCCGCAGCAGGGGCACTGAACGCACCACTCTTCCATCGTTCCCCTGTTGAATTCGTCTTCAATCTTGCTTTTTCCCGCAACGGTAGGGGTGGAAGACTTGATGTGTTTTTTGTTCCAGTAAGAGGTTGCCCTCTTTTCAGCCAGCCTCACCGGATTTCCCTCGCCATCCACGTCATCCGGAAAACGGTCAATCTCGTCCATCCAGATTACCCTTGCCGGAATCTCCGCCAGTGAGGCGGATGAATTTGCACCCGCAAGCACCAGATAGCCGCCCGGATAAGCCTTGTAACTGATGGTGTTATCAGAATTTTTCGTTTTCAGCGTAGATATCTTGTTGCTTAAAACAGCTACATCCTGAATCATGGACTTCAACCTTGTTTTTGAAAAACGTTCACTAATGGCAAGCGTGGGAAGGACAATCATCTGGGTTGACGGCTCATGGTCAATATAATAACCAACACCGCAGAGCATTAATGTTGTTTTCCCAACCTGCGAAGAAGTCATGATCGTCACATCCGTCACATCCGGATTTGAGATTGCCTTCATGATTTCCTCCTGATGTGGCATGTTTCTTGTATTAAAATGCCCCTCCTCATTTGCTCCGGCAGAAATCATCATGTTCCGGTTTGCCCACTCGCTGATGGTCAGATTTTCTTTCGGTTTGAGAGCCGAAGTCAGTTTGCACATAAAAGAGAGCGTATGGTACGCCACTTCCACATTTTTCTTACTCCTCATACTCGTCTTCATCCTCCAGTAACTTGGAAACCTGCTCATCCTCAACGCTGATATGTTCATCCGAATAATAATCCGCCGGAGAATACTCGGAAAGCTCCGCCAAGGCTACGATGATTTCATCTTTCAAAATTTCCTGAATCTCATTTCGCCCTTTTCCCAACAGTTTCGGTGCTAACTTGGCAGGCATAGACTGCATTTTGGAACGAAAACGAACCAGCATATCCGTAACCACCCGTTCCACATCCTGTGATTTGTGAACCTGACCTCTTATCAGTTGGAGCTTTATGTCCGTTATCATTGTCTTCAAATGTTCGTGAATAGCTTTTTCCGTATTCAAGTCCAGCGTCTGGCCGCCCGTTATGTCATCCTTCAGATTGTCACCGACTTTGGCAAGCTTAATCGTGGTTATATAGTTCTTGACGGAATTCAGCAGCTTGTATTTTCCATGAGCACTCCTCTTGACAATTCCCTCATCCGCAAGTTTGCGGACCATCCGGTCACCGATACCGCAGATTTCCTGAATGACTTTCGAAGACACCGTCAAATCCTGAATATCCTCAATTTCCTTTTTTTCCGCCATCCCGCATCACCTCCATCTCGGAACTGGCACCTTGAAATTTTGCGTAAAAAAAACCCGCCATCGTTCGGCCATCACAGGACCCGCAATCCGGATTTAGCGTTTAAAGAACCTACGGCGGCGATTTTTCGTTTCTTCTCTACTTCATGTGTAAGCAAACCATATCAAATCACTTGACATATCTACAATTCTGTCAAATTTGATTTTTCCCGGTTTCTTCCTAATGTTGTTTCTTGAATCAAATCAACTCCTACTTTACAGTCTGTTTTTGTGACAAATAGCACAAAAAATCATATTTCCATTGCCAAAGCCAAGACACTCTGACATGGACTCCTGCTGTCACTCCAGCCAGTTGATTTTATTATAAATATTCGATATTGTGTCCTGTGTTATGCCAATGTATCGGAGCGTCACCTCTTCTCTGTCATGATTGTATATTTCCATCAGGCTGGCAATGTCATGCGTCTTCTGGTAATAATGGTAACCGAATGTCTTTCTCATGGTATGCGTTCCAATCCCCTGCTCAATGCCAAAGTTTCTTGCCGCATCCGAAAGAATGTTATAAGCCTGCTGCCTTGTGATTGGCTTGTTTGTATTCTTTTTTGGAGACCTGAAAAGAAATTCGTAATCTTTCATGTCTGCCACATATTCATCAATCAGTTTTCTCAGGAACTTGTTGACCGGGATTACCTTTTCCTTTCCCGTTTTCTGTTCACGAATCCGAATTGTCTGCTTTTTTACATCTCTTACCCTCAGCAGCAGTATATCCGATATGCGAAGTCCGATATAGATTCCCATGGCATACATGAGACCGTCTCTCCTGTTCTTATCCCAGAGATAATCAAACACGTCTCGTACAATCTGCATGTCTCGAATCGGTTCAACCTTGTTCAATTAATCACCTCACAATCTGCAACAAAAAAAGAGTAACTTCCTGCAAGCCACTTTTTCTTTGCTTGCTCCTCGTTACTCTTTCCACTATACCTATTATACCACAACCAAACACGACATTTCCACGACATCTTTTACTTTTTTTCGCATTTTTTCATTGCCTGCAAACGGCGTAAATGCGTTGTTTTCGTATAGTTCCGCAAAGTTATTAAAAAAGCATAAACTTTTTATAAAAACTTTTGACTTGTGTTAAAAAAACTCCGATTGTCTTATCTTACTGGCAACCGGAGTTTATCCATCAACTCCTCAGAGTGTGTCAGAATCTGACAC